CGCATCTATTGAATATCTTGCGAATAATATAGCAGATCCGGAACCATGGGATTTCTCAGATGCTACGCAAGCCAAATATTCCATTTTGAAAAGTTATATCGAACATACTTTCCGCAAAATTAAATCTGAAAATAAAATATCCTTTTCTTTTGATAACAATTTTGCATGTTTCAATACTGGACTTGTAACTGCAAATTTGGAAAGCATATTTGCTCTTGCTGAACGCAACAATAGGCCAGATGTAGCCGAGAAAGGTTTATCGCCTTATGTTTTCAAGGCATTTGTCAGGGAAAGCGATATTCAGCTAATTAGCAAATTCGGCGATAATATTCCGGACATTGCTGATTTTTTCCAGAAACCCGAGGATTTGATTTTCAATCCTCAATGCAGGGTAGTCCCTCAAATCGACTATATCATTGCGGACAACATGGACAGATTTCCTGCACACATGCAAGGGCTGAGTTCAGACGAAATGCGCAGAAGACTCGTTGGCGCGATTAATGAAGCCCAAAAAAAAGCAAGGTCAAATTACAAAATAGCTGTCCCCCAGTATTACGAAGGGAAAATACAACTTCTGTTGCCCTTATGCCTTACCCCTGGATCACCCAATCCGGATTTAGCTTTAGCCACGCATAAAATAGGGAATAATACCTATACAGCGCGCACATGCTTAACATTGAAGATGGCATATAACAACGCTCGTCTAATCGTTAAGCCGCAAAGTTCATGGCTTAAACCTTAAAATACGGATGGAAGCAACCCCCTCTTGCCCCGGTCAAAAGACCGGGGCGTTTTTCTGTATTTTTTCTTAAAATTACTTGCATAATGTGCCGAAACCCCACACTTTTGTATCGACCCTGTGATGGCACAGGATACATATATCGACGAAATGACAATATACAACCCTTCCGGTAAAGCGATATACGATGCGCCCGTAACAACGAGTGCCATTATCAAATACGCACTTATGGGGGATTATTACATCGAACTCCCCTTTAGTTTGCTTACCCCGCTGGATTTCCCCCTCGGATCATACATCACCTACAAAGGCCGCAAATTCGAAATCATGTCGGAGGTTTATCCGGATTTCGACAACAAAACCGGCGGCTACAAATACACGCTTCAGTTCCAGGCGCAGCAAAACCACATGAAAAATTTCATCTGCTTCTGGCTGGGAGGCGATAATCCTGAAGCTGTATTCCACAACACGACAGACTTGGCATCCTTCGGGGCGCTCATCGTCGCCAACATGAACAAGGCACTGGGAGGAAACAACTGGCAGATGGGAAGTGTAAATGTCGAACATCCGGAAACCAACAAGCTCGTATCGTTCAATGGCGATACCTGTTGGGATGCCTTATCATCCATTGCCGAGACTTTCGATGTCGAATGGTGGACCGAGGAGAACGGCAGTATCGTAACCCTGCATTTCGGAAAACTGAACTTCGGAACGCCGGAAACATTCAAACGCGGAGAAGTCGTCAAAAGCATCCCGGCCAAGAAAGGGGACGATTCCGAATACGGGACCCGTTTCTATGTATTCGGCTCCACGCGCAACCTGACGAAAGAATACGGACAATCCGAACAGGGCGGCGTAACGAACCACGTTTCCGAAGTCCGGTTACGGCTTCCGGATGGGCAGCAATACATAGACGCACGTCCCGGACTTACAAAAAACGAAATCAAGGAAGTCGTAGTGTTTTTCGACGACATCTACCCGAAGAACACGGAAACCGTCACTTCGGTAGAAACTATCGATCGGACAATCATTGAAGGGCAGACCGACAAGGCATACGTCATGGTATGCAACGACACGCCATTTCTACCTTCAGACGTAATCGAAGGAGAAACGCTGGGGGCACATTTTACGAGCGGCGATTTGATCGGCTGGGATTTCGAACTCGCCCTTATCGACGACAATGGCGACAATATCGACCCCGCGACCTGGAAACCCGAAGACGGATTCAACAAGAAATTTGAAATCATCGCCCAAGTCGAAACGTCCGGCGAAAGTCAGCAGATTATACCGAATGAAAACATGCGTCCTCGTGGAAAAGATGATGACCGAGGGCCTGACACTTTCGTACTCACAGGCGTCAAACTCCCCCAGCAACGCATAGACGAAGCAGAACAAGAACTTCTTAATGCCGGCACTTCCTATGCTGCCAAACATAGCAGCGACACGACAGTCTATGACTGTGAAACGAATCCCGTGTATTGTACACACAACGAAAAAAACTACGAAGCAGGACAGGCTGTACGATTAATGGGTCCTCAATTCGGTATAGACGGTCGTCTTTCCCGGATTCAAGGTTATGAAAAAAAACTATACAACGAGTACATCGCAACCTATACGGTAGGCGACAATACACCTTATTCCCGCCTGGGCAGTATTGAATCGGACGTGAAAGCATCGCTCTATTCCCAACGTATAGGCATTGCGGAGAATGGAGCGGCTATATATCTAATCACCCGATACGATAATACTTTTCCGACCGATACAAATGCTTATTCTGCACGAAGGGCAATATGGGAGTTTGCCAACAAGCAGGCACCCGATACGTTCAAGGGTAGAATGACTTTCAACGCAGGGGCACAATTTGGACCATCATATGCCTCCGGTATTACCGGAGTGGGCGGGTTTATAAATGAAAAAGGCGCCGGCGAGCTGGAGAGCCTCTTCATCCGCCGTTTTCTGGAGGTTCCGGAGCTTCGGTACAACCGCGTGGGCATCAGCGTCGGGGACGACTGGAGCGCTCCGGGCGCCGGGGTGATCGAGAGCGTGGACAAGGATCAGAAGCTCGTAACGCTCAAACTCGAAGAGGGCGAGATCGGCGCCGTAGCTGTCGGGGATATCTGCATGGGTATCTTCCACGACTTCGACCCGTCGAACAATGCGACGGCAGATTCCGACGACGGCCGAGGCAACCGCACTTTCGCAGGCTTCGCCACGGTCTATTTCCGTATTACGGAAGTCCTGGGCGACCGCAACGAGCGGTTCCGCTACGAGCTGCGCCCCCTGTCGGCCACCTTTACCAAACAGCTCGACCCGATGGAATCGATGACCTTCGTGGCCTACGGCTCGTTCACGAATCCCGCCCGGCGGAGCTCGCGCTACTCGACGCGCACCTACCAGCGCTATCTTCGCAATGTCAGCGACTGGGAGTTCACGGCCGAAAATATCGCCGCGCAGTTCGGCGACCTTACGAACCTCTCCGTCTTCGGGATCCAGATGTCGGGCTATTCGGCCTATCTGGATAATATCTACCTGCAAGGTATGGTCAGCAGCCTGGACAAGAAGGTATTGCTGGACACCCGGAGCAAGCTGTTCCGAATGGTCGGAGACAACGGCGTCGGCGTGGCATTCACCCCGGAGGCAGGCTGGAAGCAAGGCAAGCTCTACGACCCCGCAACAGGACAGTTCCAGAAGGAGTTCGACATCGAACAGATCGATCAGACGGCCCGGGAAGCCGCACAAGCCGCTGCCACAGCACAACAGGATGCCAATGCCGCGGCTGCGGACGTCTCCTCTCTGAAGAACTTCACCGACGAAGCCTTCGCCGACGGGGTTATCTCGCGGGCCGAAGCATCATCCATCGAGAAATATACGAACAGCGTCGAAGAGACGCAGAGATCCGCCGACGCCTCCTATACGACCGTTTACAACAATTCGCTGCTTTCGGGCACGGCGAAATCGAACCTGCAAGCCGCCAAGAGTACCTTCGACACCGCTGTGGCCGATCTGCTATCTGCGATTCGAACCGCCTCAGACGACGGCATCGCCACACCGGAGGAGAAGGCCGGCGTAGATTCGCAGTACGCCCTGTTCAACGATGCTTACAGCGCCTTCTGTACCCGGCTGGAGGAGGCGAACGAGTATATCCAGACGGCGATCAACACCGCAGCGCAGGGAGCCTACCAACTCTCGCAGGAGTTACAGGGGGTCGTGAACAACATCAATGAGACGATCATTCCCGACTTGCAGGACCAGATCGACAAGTCGATCATCTCCTGGGGCGGCGAGGAGGTCCCGACGCTCGACAACTACCCCGCCAGCGAGTGGACCACGGACACCGAGCGCAAGCGACATATCAACGACGGCTACGACCGGAAGATCACCACCGATGGTGCAGTGTCCTACGAAAGCTACAAATTCGTCTTCGAGAACGGCGTCTATCAGTGGAACCGTATTGCGGACAGCGGCAGCGCTACGGCTATAGCCGAAGCCCGCAAAGCCCTCGGGCTGGCCGGGACCAAAGCCCGCGTGTTCTACGGCTCGGCCACCCCGTCCGTACCCTATGAGGTGAACGACGTGTGGTTCCGCACCTCGGGATCGGGAAGTTCGCTCACCACGACCCTCTACATCTCCAATGCCGACAAAGGAGACGGCGAAACCGCCTCTGCGGACGACTGGCAGCTGGTCGATGACAGCCAGGTGCGCCTGCGGCAGATGTCCTCCGACCAGGTGATCTCCCGCGAGGAGAAAGCCGTGCTGCGCAACACCCTCGCGCAGATGCAGAAAGAGTTCGCCGCCTACCAGTCCGACGCCGATACCTACGGCATCTCCATTACGGCCCTTTCGACGGCCTACAACTCGCTGGTGAATTTCCTCACCGGCACCGTAGCCGTGAACAACGACACGGACACGACGCTCACCCAGAGCCAGCGCACGGATTACAACACCCGTTTCGCAGCCTACACCTCCGAGGTCGCCCGCTTTTCAAACCTCATTGCGGACGCCATATCGCAAGGCAAGGTGGACGGCTTGCAGTTCGGGGCCCGCAACTATATCGCCAAAGTGTATATTTCCGACTGGAACAACAATTCGCAGGGAAAAACGGACATCGTACTCACGGGCAGCGATACCGACGGCAGCTACCAGAGCGTGAACTACCGGGCCGTGCAGGAGATCATCTCCTCCGGAGACTCTACCCGTGCCGACATCTTCCGAGGCAGGATAAAGTTTCAGGAGAATATGCAGTACAGTTTCAAAGTGCGGTGGAAACTGTTGTATGAAATGTCCTCGACCGTTCGGGGAATGTACTTCGCGTTCATCTATACGGACGGCACGATGGAGTTCGTACCCATTTACGGGAATCAGACGAGTCTTGTCGAAACTGTCTATTCCACAAAGGAGGGAAAGACGTTGGACCGCATCTCGGCTTCGTACAGTCAGTTCAATGCCGGAGGCAAAACGAATCGTGTCCTGATCTATGACATTCAGCTCACGGAAGGCAACAAGGCGCCCACGGGATACATCACGGCCGAGGAGGATGTACAGGCGCAAATCGAGCAGGTGAAGCTCGATGTGGACTACATCGCCTCGGATTCGAGTCTGACACCCTCCGATAAACAACAGGTGGCCAACGAATGGGTACGCATACAGAACGAATATTGGAGTATCATTGCAAATGCCGCAAAGTATGACGTACCCGCGGATACCTTTACGACATATTTCCAACGGCTCGAAGATTACCTTGCGCCCCTGCTGGCCGATATGAGTACGACATCCGAGATAACCGGCACAGAGTTCAGAGACGTATTTGCCGATTATTATCAATTGAGCGGCAACATGTCGGACTTGATCGACGACGCGATAGACGAATCCATCAAATCGACAGAGTACCTCAAGAAGGCTATGGAAGACGGAAGTACCGAGGTGAAAGGCGGTCTGATAATGACCAATGTGATGTTGCTGAAAAATGCTGAAGGCGACGTGACGGCCGGCGTGAGCGGCTTGCAGGAAGACGATGTGCCCTTCTGGTCGGGAGCCGACTACACAAACCGGAAAAAAGCCGTGTTCAGAGTACACGCCGACGGGGAAGTACACGCAACCAAAGGAACCGTCGGAATCCTGCAGGTCAAAAACGATTCCGTAGAGGTGAGCGATGCGGCCGCAAGCGGAGATAAAATCATACTCACCCCATACAGAATTACGTCCATATCGCAGGTTCTGGGTGCTGTGAGTGTACCGGGTGTCATAGAAACGAAAGAAGTGAGCGCACTGGCTACGGGACAAAGCAATCCTTTTGTCCGAAATGTTTACGAGTCAAGTCCGCCGTTTACCTGTGGGCAGGGAGTACAGATGTCAGCCCGGATTACAGCCCGCATCACAGGCAATGCCGAAGGAGGTGGCGGGGGCGTAAAGATCGAGGTGGTAAACGCTTTGACGGGGAAAGCCGATCCCCTGTACCGAAACAGCACGGCTGAAGCCCAAAACACGAATTTGAATATCGACGAGACGATTTCATATCTTTTCACTGGAGCAGCCCAGAAGTACTACATCCGGATTACGGTCGAAGCATCGGCAGCCGGAAAACTTACGGCCTCTGCAACGATGAATGCCGCCCAATTCAACTTCGTGAAAGACATCCGCAAGAACCTGATCGCTCCCAACGGAGTAGCCGTTGTGAAAGGATCGAGCAACTATGCGGTATTCACGGGAGATATTTTCGAAGTCCTGATCGGAAAAGCCGGATTACGTATTCAAAACGGATATGTATATAAGAAAGATACCGACCATACGACATGGACAAAGATTTGAGAAATACCAACGGTAGTACATTCCCATAGCGTGAACATAATAACTATGGACAAAATATTTAATAAAACGAAAAAGGTGTTGGAAGGTATTGCTACAAAGCTGTCCGAAGCACTTATGACCGTGCAAGGATGGCTTATAGGACTATTGATCGTTATCGTGAATTTCTTCGCTGGGTATCAGCTCGTACTTTATGGGGTGCTTATTGCCGTAGCCTTCGACGCTTTGTTTGGAATATGCGTCGCTCGAAAGCGCAGAGAATTTATCCTGTCAGAACTCCTGCGGGCTACGATATTCAAGCTGGCAGTTTACTTCAATCTGATCGTAGTATTCGTTTTCATCGATAAATTCGTTACGACAGGAGGTATCGAAACGAAGATTACGACCGTGATCCTGGGTTCTGCCATTTGCCTGGCAGAAGCATGGTCGAGCTGTGGCAACGCTTTAATCATCAGTCCGAACTTTCCATTCTTACGTCTGTTTCGAAAAGCATTGACCGGAGAAATAGCCCGCAAGCTCAATGTAAATCCTGAAGATGTAGAAAACATATTAAACAGCACAAAAAAATGACCAGAGGACTTCGTAACAACAATCCCGGGAATATCCGCAAGGACGGAACCCATTGGAAGGGAGAGGTGGAACCTTCCCGCGACGCTGCGTTCAAGCAGTTCGAATCTATGGCGTGGGGATACCGCGCGATGTTCAAATGCCTGAACACTTACAGCCGTAAATACGGGCTCGACACCATTCGGAAGACGATTTCACGCTGGGCACCCCCGAGCGAGAATGACACGGAAGCATATATCCGTACGGTATCCGAATTGTCCGGCGTCCCGGAAAACGGACGGATCACGGCAACCAACCGCGATGTGATGATCCCGATAGTCGCAGCTATGTCGCGCGTAGAAAATGGCGTTGATGCCTGCATGACGGACGTGATGGCCGGCTGGGACCTGTTCATCAACGGTTGATAGCTCGTACTCATTATGGTACTGCGGAAAATAATCCTGATTCTCCTTCTGACCGGCTTGTTCCTTGTCGGATGGTGGCTCGGCAGGCGATCCGTCGATGTCCGTATCATCGAGCATACTCGAATCGATACGGCCTACTTCGAAAGACCGCAACCGCATAAAATACTGTCCTCGGCTATTTCGGTAGAGGTGCCGAAATGGTTGTTCGCCCCAGCGGATACCACCTTTACCACCGTAACAATAAATCCCAACCGGGACAGTGTGCCGGTACAGCTGCCATTCGAACGCCGGGAATATCGCGACAGCAGCTACTTCGCCATAGTGAGCGGAATAGCCCTGGGCGACTGCCACCCTACCCTTGAACACATCGAAACATACGGACGTACTATCACGTAGCAGAAAATAATCCGAACGCCCTACCGATGGCAACTCGGGCCTGCCGCAGGCGTCTATTACGTTAATCGCACGGGTGGCGTATGGATCGGAGGGCAACTTCACAGAAACATCGGAAGGTTCAATATCACGGCATCCCTCGGCTGGGCCCCACGCGATAACGGCCCCTATGTTCAAGGAAGCATAAGTATGGATTTATGGCGGAAATAACTTTTTAACGAATTATAATTATGGAAACAATTAAAAAAATCGGACTGCTTTTCCTTGCCTTCTTCTCATTCGTTTGTATTGTGGGTGGGATAGGAACACTCTACTATTGCCAGGTCGAAAGCAGCAACTTGTTCGCAACCGGGTTGATTCCCGTCGGGGCAATCTACTTCTACCTGCTTTGGCCGACATTGAAAAAGTATCTGTTCTAACAGCTTTCGCCCGTCAGGGGTGGGCGTAAAAAAAGCCCCTGCCTTTATTAGCGTCTCTCTTACCTTCCGCTAATAATAAAGGTGCCAACACACCACGACAGGGGCTGTAAAGCCTTTGCAAGTGTGTTGGCACTTATTTTTATTTGGTAAGAGAGTGAACAAAGGTAAGAGAAATATCCTATATGTGCAAATCTGAACTTTACCGACAAATTCTCGGCACGGTATCGCAAGAAACGGAGATTTCGGAAGAGCGAATACTATCCAAAGCCAAAAACGCCGAGATCGTGGATGCCAGGTATTTACTGGTCTATTTCCTCTGGAGGCAGGGATTTCACGCCCCGGTCATATCCTCGCTGATGAACTTCTCACGACGGCCCATAGAGAAGATGATTTCCCAATTCGATCTTCGTCGCAAACAAAGCGGTAAAATGTTCGAAATGCTCCTCGTCCGTATTGCGTCCAAACTCCGTCCCACCTGCGACTGATACGATTGATTCTCCCATCATTCATGTCGATTTTTGCATTGTGAGCTCAACGGCAGCGTCCGCCGAACGGACGCAACAATGTAAAAGTCTAAAACAATGAACGAAAAAACTTTAGTGTTCGACAACGGTGGCGCAATGGACGGCAACCTCGTGGCCGCGTTGATGAACGGAAACAACCGCAATAACGGCTACGGCAATGGCTACGGCTGGGAGTGGATGTGGATGATCCTGCTCTGGGCTCTCTGGGGCGGCAACGGATGGGGTGGCTTCGGCGGTCGCGGAAACGGACTCTCGAATCTTCCCGCCGAGCTGAACGGCGACGCAGGGCGTCAGCTGCTGATGAATGCCATTCAGGGAAACGGCACCGCCATCAACCAGCTCGCATCTTCGCTCAACTGTTCCGTACAGCAGATTCAGACCGCTCTGTGCAACATCCAGGCACAGTCGGGCCTCTCGGCGCAGCAGATCATCAATGCCGTGCAGTCCGGCAACGCACAGGTGCTTTCGCAGATGGCCTCCTGCTGCTGCGATGTCCGCACCGCCATCGAGCGCCAGGGCTACGAAAGCCAGCTCGCAACGCTCAATCAGACCAACACCCTGACGAGCAACGCCAACACGCAGTTCAATGCCCTCGGCTCGAAGATCGATGCCCAGACGCAGGTCATCAACGACCGTTTCTGTGCCCTCGAGATGCGTGAGATGCAGAACAAACTCGACGCCGAGCGTGCCAAGAGCGCGGCATTGGCCGGGCAGCTCTCCCAAGAACATCAGACGGCGACGATCATGCAGTCGCAGGCCCAGGCCGTAGCGCCCATCAACGCTGCGATCGGCGATCTGAGCAACCGGCTGGCAAAGATCGAGTGCGGCCTGCCGCCTACGACCGTGGTTCCCAATCCGCAGGTGTACGCGATGCCCGCCTGCGTAGCCGCCCAATACGGGCTGGGCTTCGGTGCCGCGTTCGGACTCGGCGGCAACGGCGGATTCTGGGGTTAATACGGAAAGGAGGTATGCTATGGCAGTATTCCCATTTCAGTATGTCAATCGCAGAGGTATCCCGGTCATCAAAACTACGGGTGTGACGGTCAATGCCGCCGATGTCGTGTTCTCATTCCAAAACCACGCCTTTGCCAATTCCTGGTACAGGGGGATAGTCCTGGTCGAGCTGTCGCAGGCAATACCCGCAGGCACGACAGGCACGCTTCCCGTGTTGTTCGAAACCAACGGCGTGACCAAGAATGTGACCACGTACAACGGAGCCAATGTCACCGTGTCCGATATTCCGGGGACGGGTGTATTCCAGCTCTTCTACGACAAACAGACCGACACCCTGCAACTGATGACAGGGGCCGTTTAACCAATAATAAACCGAAGGCTTCAGGAGGGGAAACCGCCCCTCCGGAGCTTTCAAAAAACAATTAACCGAAGATGTTTGCGAATTTAACCAAAGGCGCTCCGGTATATGTACTCGATATGCGCGGAACTCCCAAATACTACATGGCGACGCTTGAAGAGGCGCCACAGCCCTATTTCCCCGCTCCCGGGAACTTTCCCCCGGCGCAGCCTTCCGTCAGCTTCCCGGTAGGGGACCAGAAATGGGTCGTCCCGGTAAATGCCGATATGGTGACAAAGGACGGACTCACGGTCACGACATCCCGCGAACGGCTCATAGACGCCATCAATGCGGCAAAGCAGCAGAGCCAGTCCGTTGTGGATTCCTACGAAAAACACAAGGCCAATCTGGAAGTTTTCGATCAGATCATGCGCGAAGTGAATCCCGCGTACGCGGGTCAGGCGCAACGCGACAAGGAGCTCCAGGAGCTGCGGGCAGAGGTGGGACAACTTCGTCAGATGCAAACGGAGTTCGCCTCCATGAAGTCATCGCTGGACGCCTTTCTTAAATCGCAAATGTCTGCTAAAACAAGCAAATCATGAGAATGTGGGAAATCGAAGGCCGGTACCGCGGTGACGGGTACGGCGAGCGTGAAGAAATCGAACGCAAGATGCGCGAAGCCTACGAGTGTGGCTACGAGGATGCCAAACGCGAAATGCGCGACGGCTACGGGGAGCGTCACACGGGAGGCTACATGCCCGACGGCTACGGTGAGCGTGGCGGAGAATACGGCAGCGACGGATATGGCGAACGAAGAGGTGTCCGGGGAACCGGACCCTACTCCAGATTCCGCCGGTAAAACGAATCCGGAGAGGGGAGAAATCCCCTCTCTTTAACAGCGAAACCTATGGACAGAGAAAGATTGGACGCAAGGGACTCCATGCCGGCAGATATTCGCGCATACCTCGAAAAAAACGGATGGTCCTTTTCGAAGAAAATGTGTGAATTTGCCGTCAGCCGCATGAAGGACCGCGACGGGAAGAAAATAGAACCCATCACCAAAGAGCAGATCGACAAATTGCTCAAGACGAACGGTATCGAGCTCAAGCACGACAACGGCTACGACTGTGTATATGTCGCGAATATGGCCCGGGCCGATTACTGGGGATCATCCATTGCCGATGAACAACACCTGGCCCTGTTCGTCAAGGATTTCATCGACGATGAAGACGCCTATCCCGGGCTGCCCTTCACACGATATTTCGCCGATCTGATAGGGTCGGGAACAAATGTTCCGTGGGAAGATGTCCTGTAACAGAATCAAATCCAGAACGCGGCTCGAAAGACCGTATGTGAGGATTCAAAAAGTGTATTCAACGACATGAAGCTGCGGGATCTGAGGATAGAGAACTATGATTGGCATGTGCGGTTTTACTTCGCCGTACATGGCTATCACACGCGCTCTATCCTTTTTTCTTTGGAACAGATAGAGTGTCCCAGGCCAATTATGGAGCGAGTACGGGAAAATTTGGAAAAGGCCGATATGGATTCGGGATTCACCTATTCCAACAAGACCCGGCGAAGGTCTGTCGTAGTCGTAGGATTGGCGTCATCCCAGGCACAATTCCTGAACTCTTTCGAGCATGAACTGCGGCACCTGTGCGACGACATCGCCGTAGCATCCGCAATGCCGATGCAAGGCGAAGAAGTAGCCTATCTGACAGGACAGATAAATACAATGCTTTGGAAAGATATTCACCAATTTATTTGTTGCAAAGGTAAATGCGACGGTTATGGACGAACAAACTAAATATCTGATGTCATTGTTGGAGATCAGCGAATGCTGCTACCCTATTTATGTAGCCGTAATCTGCGAATTGATAGAATCGATATAATAGCTGGATAAGATCGGCTTTTATATCTTCGTCAATGTCCCGACAACGTGCGAAAGTCGCACTTCCTTCGTGTGCCCCGAAAGATACGTTATAAAGTAGCTTCACGTCCGGCTCCCGCCCAATAGAGTTCAATGCTTGAAACGACATTAACAGAATGAATCAAAAGAACACTTTTATCGTCTAATTGCAATTATGCAATAGGATGAACGGATGTAATTCTACATCATATATTCCGAATTGCACGGTTATTATCCTCTCCCTTTCCGCAAATTCATCAAAATAAAGGCAGCTCCTGCTGCCATCCGTCAATGTGTTCTCTAATATTCCTTTTGAATTTCCGCCATAAAAACGGCAAGGATTTGTGTGCCTTGAATCGACAGACGAAATCATGGCGATAACTCACGCCCATCCTTGCTTCCCGGCAGATAATCATTTCGAGCAATCGATTCCGTGAATAACTGATGTATATTTCGGAATCGTCACGTGCCCCGCCTCTGCGTTCGTTTTTCCTATATCGTCCCATTTGCAAATTCCGAATAAATCATTATATTTGTATCGGTGTGAGGGGTGATTCTTCGGAATTGCCTCTTTTTTATTCATCTTCGAAGGCGTCCGGTACTTCTCCGGAATGTTCCCGACAAAAACCGATTGGCCGGATCTCTGGGCCGCTGCAATCTTCGAAAACAATAATTGCCATGTTTCCGTCCGATCTGCATCCAATCAATTCACAACTATTCGGAATGTCGATTCTCACCTCAAATCTCCGATTCATAGCTACCTGCTTTTTGAGTATATCGCCGACCGCAACTCTCCAAAACGCGGATTAAGTGCCTCCGGTGTTCTGGTGTATCCTTATCCGGAGCAACATAAAACGTTACCCCCGCAATTCGAATTATTCTCGTACATTTATTTTCTATTGCCAGAAGTTTAGCACGATCTACTGTACCGTTTTTAGATGTATCTACTGCCATATGAATAAAAAAGGGAGCGATTTTGCCTCTCCCGGTTAAAACTTCTCTTTCCTTATTTGTTCTTCCAGCTCTCTTTCCGCCTTGCGTATGTCCCTCTGCAACTCCTCCAGCCGGGTGATCTGTTCTTCACTCATGCGTGGACACCCCGAGAGCCAGCTGCTGTAATTGGGCGTACTAATTTTGCCGCAGGCGATACTCCCCACCCGCAGACAGTAATCGTAATACTTTACAAACTCATCTTCCGGAGCGTCCCGGTCTATGTCGGTGATGATGTCATCCATCCCAACTATATAGTCCGCGCATTCGGTGATCCCGCCGACATCGCCGCCGACCCAGCTCCGCGTAGCATCCTCATAATCATAGCCGTGTTTCTCGCAAAAAGCCTGCAAATAGGCGTTGCAGGCTTTTTCGTAGTCTGATTTGAGTTTCGTGTTCATAGATATTCTTGGTTAGTTACTTGGTTAGTCAAAATGCACAGAGCATCTTACTCATTTTCGTGAATCGGCCGCCAGCCGATAATCTTATGACCAATACCAGCCCATCCGGGATACATATATATCCACCATTCAGAACGGTCATATTTAACAGTGACAAATGGAAGTTTCTTATCAGAGGTTTTACACAACACGAGTTGTCCATTTTGCGGCAGCTCCTCTTTCGGATCACGCCAGCGGGTCAATTCCTCATATTCGAAATTAGCGCCAACAACACAGGCGGATGTAACGATATTTTCAAAAGTTACATGGTCTTCATTGAATTGATCAAGTTCGACCCAGGCATTGGCCACATATTCTTGTATTCTTTCCTCAATTGTTTTCATTTCTCATTGTTTTTGAAATATTCGACGATCTCCTCGACTGTAGCCTTGCGGTAATAACCTGATGGTACATCTACAAAAGAATCGAATCGCGTATGTTCGTTAAAAATAAGCCGTCTAACCCCATTTTTACTCTCATTAGTCGGATATTCCGTATATGAGTACCATTGCTCCTGATCGTTCTCGTTGTTCATCGCCGCCAGCGCCCTGAACAGCTCGATGTTGGTGCCGCAGTCTATGCAATTCAAGGCGGTGAATGTTTGTGCGTCATGAGCCACGCCGACACAATAAGTGTCACATATTACCTTATCGCCTAATCTCTCTTCTTTTGGGGGATAAATATATTCATAGCCAATATGCATACACCACTCGATCACATCTTTTCGCTTCTCCGCATCCTCGACGCGGACAAAGCAATGGGTTGTGAATTTCATTCCTCGTTCAGTCTTTGTTTGAATGCGTTTAATGCACTGCAATCGGGGCAATTTCCCCCATTACTTGTTTGTATTGAGTAAATTGGGCAATCCTTGCAAAATGCTTCGATCGCTTTATCCCGCATCCTTTCCTCGGCCTCCTGCTCGGCGAGTTCGGCTGTATGGCTCATTGCTGCTCGTAGCTGCCATTTGGCGTGGTCGCTCATCTCTATTACAAGATGATTCAAGCATCCGTCGATAAATTCCTTTGCTTTTTTGCTTTTCATGGCTATTCGTCGATTATAAACCAACCGTCATGCAGGAGTTGTGCGCGGCTAATTCGGGATTTGAGGATAGTTCGATGTACCCGCCGGCATCGGGAGCAAACAATATCATGCACCACGTCGTATCGGTTGGGTTTGTTTTGGCGGCAGAACCAATTTCGGGGCGATTTGACGCAATATACCTCCTCGAAATCCTTATGCCCGAACCAGCGGCAGATAAGGGGCAAAAGCCATTGTTTCATAGTCCTATTCATTGCTCGCCTCCTTTCAGAAATTCGGGATTGTCGTGGATGTTGCTAATGACTTCTTTTCCAAACTTATAAATCCAATCCTGATCCAATCTTAAATAACATAATTCCTTTCTATCGACCAAGGCTCCCATAAAAGCTGCGTTGCCGGTATGGTAAAAGATTCTATGAGGGCGAGTTTTATCCTCGGACAATGGAGAGCGTATCACATCCCCCTCGTAAATCTCCTTACCGTTCTTGTCTTTCAGCCCCGTAAACTCGCCGACGGTAGTGGGATCGACCTCGTGTCTGTTTGCATCATCGAATATAAAATAGCGCCCATTCAAAATGACAAGGCTGCCATACAACCACTCTCCGTTGTCGAGGCGCTTGCCCCGGAATTTAATTTCTCTCATATTTCAAAATGTTTCAAAATGTTTCAAAATGTTTGAAAGTTTTGCAATGTTCTACTTCGTAACAAAAACTCGTATCATAGTTAGAATAGTTCTTGTTGTTTATTATGAAAGCCTATCCCCATACAAGCCATCCCGATTTCATTACTTGAGAATGTAGTTATAGGGTTCACGGAGCAGGGAAGCGACTGAAATCTACACCAGTCACCGTCGCAATGTTTACAATTTAAGCAAACAGAATCGGGAGTACTCCAATATTCAACGATCTCAAACCCTCCGTTATCACGGCATAACTGTTTCCATTTTTCCCATCGTGAACGGCGCATTTTATCGGGCATCTTGCTTTTGTTTTCACCAAATAATTCAATCCATCTAATTCCAAGTGTTACAGCTATCATATCCCTCATACTTATTACCGACAATACGTATGGATTCACTTATTTTCCACATGGGAAACATGTCCCCCTCTCCTTCGATTGGATATAAACAGAACCCGCCAAATTCAGGATCGTATTTTACATCGCATAATAATAATCCCCTAACTTCTCCATTGGTGTATTTCTCTGCATCGAATACTACAACATCCCTTTCAAAAACCATCTGTCCGTTTTCATCTTTAACCCCGGTTGCAAGCATCGGAATATAACCCGTTGGATTAGGCGTTGTATCAAGGTCGGAGAATCCGGATAAGGCCGGAACTCCGATATAATTCCGAAACGCTGTGACGCAGGCAACTTTTGTAGTAAGCATATATCCATCTTCCACTTTCCAGAATCTAATCCCTTGAAGTGCAACTGTGTTTTTCATATCTTCTCGTATTCGTTTATCGTTTCAAAAATCCGCAATGCCACCTGCGGGACTATGGCGTTTCCGCAGGCTTTGACGGCTTCCCGGCGCCACCGAGGAAAGGCGATACCAGCCAATTCCCCGGGAAACCCATCATCTCCGCCACATACAGGGGGTTGAGTCGGGAACCCGTTCCAGTCCGGTATTCGTCGCTTTGCATCGCTGTTTTGGGTAGTCCGTTGCGTATGCCCTGACTGGCAGGAAGCGTTACATTCTTCGCATCGTTGGCGGTCGAAGTAGGCAACAATCCCATTTTCGACGCCATTGCCAGCGTCGGACGTTCCGACGCATTCGGGGAGAGGCTTTTGTTCATTCGGCCGCTTCCTGCGTCTATCGCCGTCGGGGTGGGCAACAGGCTCAACGGCATAAAAACCATCTTCCCGTTCACGCATCGCTTCAGACCCTGCGTCTGTACGGTGGGCAACAAACCAGCATCTGTCCCGACGGTGGGGAGCGCCGACACCGCAAGCCGGAATAATGTACGGCTGCACCTCGTATCCTGCCGCCTCCAGGTCAGCGCACACCTGTTCGAAGACCAACCCTTCCGACCAATTAACGATTCCGTAAACGTTCTCGCCCACGACCCAGCGGGGTCGAACAGTCCGAATAACGTCGAGCATCGCGGGCCACAGGTAGCGATCGTCTTCTGTGCCTCGCCGCTTTCCTGCGAGCGAGAACGGCTGGCACGGGAATCCGCCGGTAAGCACGTCGATACGGTCTTTCCAGACAGTGAAGTCGGTCGCTCTGATGTCTTCATATTGTTCTGCATTCGGGAAGTGATATTTCAATACTTTGCGACAAAAAGGATCGATCTCGCAGTTGAAGGCATTCGTCCAGCCCGCCCACTCGGCCGCCAGATCGAACCCTCCGATCCCGCTGAATAGTGATGCGTGGGTCATAAGCGATCATCGGTTATCGCCGTTTCCGTCGATCACGCCGCGCTCGCGGCGGCTGGCGAGTTTGTCGAGGTTCTGCTGCATGACCTCTTCGAGCGTCAAGCCGTAGCGATCGTTGAACATTACTTTTTTCATTTTCTCTTTCCTTTTAGCTCCGCAATGCGGCGGAGGATATATATCTTCATTGCTTCTGATTTAAGTTCATCCGAAGTCATCGCAAAATGCCATAGATGCGCATATTCATCCGAATTATACCCGTAGCGTATGCCAACAACCGTCCCATCCATATCCTTACGAACTGAATAGACACGTATCTGACAACGCCCCTCCCGCCTCAGTCGGCGCAGTAGTTTGGTTTTCATATCTTCTCGTATTCATTTATCGTTTCAAAAAATCGTCAGTTGTACCGACTTTAGCTGGCGTGTCCCCGCCGCCCTTGCCTGCCTTTCCAGATCGAGCACGCGGGCGTAATTGTAAGTGGCGATCCATTTCATGTTGAGTGGCAGGAGTTGCAAATCCTCCTCCGCCGTTTCGGATTCGGAACGGAGCGTACCTTCGTCCATCTCCGGCACGATTTTCAGGAGGTTCGGCGTGGAGAAGTGCCACCACCACGGCAGAAGGTGCTTCATCACATCGTAGCGCGGGCTTCCCATAAGTCCCCGGCTCTTGCCCGTGTAGTACAGCCATTTTTTCTCGAACGGCCGGTATTCCACGGGAACGGCGCGGAAATCGAAAGGGTCGCCTGGCCCGAACTCGCGCAGGTTTTTCCACTTGTCGCCGCACCACAGGGTGAGGAGGTCGGCCCCGCATTCCGCAAAGTTGTCCCGGTTCTCCCAGGCGTAAAATTCCGGGGGCAAATCCGCAACCAAATCGTGCCCTCCGATCCCGCTGAAAAGAGAGGCGTGGGTCATAAGCGATCATCGGTTATCCCCGTTTGAGTCGATCACGCCGCGCTCGCGGCGGCTGGCGAGTTTGTCGAGGTTCTGCTGCATGACCTCTTCGAGCGTGAAGCCGAAGCAATCGGCAATGCCCGCGATAAACCACGCACAATCCCCGACCTCTTTCATCAGTTCGGATTTGTAACCCTCCACCTCTTGCAGATCACCCGTATTGAAGACCAAATGATCCATATCCAGCCGGCACACTCCCTTTCGGCGCCATTTGGCGATCTTGTCGGCGATTTCGCCAATCTCGGCCATCAGACCGAAAAGCATATAGGTCGCATTCTCGCAACTCGGCAGCCGCGTACTCATCGCGCGTGTCTGATATTCGTTCGCCCGCATAGTTATTTCGAATTTTTCCTGTTAAACTTCCTCTCAACCAGATCGCATAAATCCAGGTACATCGCATCGGCATTCTTCTCTTTCACTCTCTCCCGGAACCCCGCTATATCCGACAGCCAGCAGCCGCAACGGACATAAATGCCGTCTTGCAGGTTGAAAAAGTAAACCTTGCTGCCAATCCGGGAGCCGAACCCCACAAAAGCCAGGAAAGGATAATCGCCGATATATTCGCCTTTCCCTTCAAAGGAGCACCGCTCGCCGAAGGAGCACCACTCGCCGAAGTAGCACCGCTCACCAAAGGAGCACCACTCACCAAAGGAGCACCGCTCACCAAAGGAGCACCGCTCACCGAAAGAGCACTGCTTGCCGAAGGAGCAACACGCGCCGAAGTAGCACCGCTCGCCGAAGGAGCAACACTCGCCGAAAGAGCACGCCCTGCCGAAGGAGCAACTTCCACCGAAAGAGCACCACTCACCAAAAGAGCACGCCCTGCCGAAAGAGCACGCCCTGCCGAAGGAGCACCGCTCACCGAAAGAGCACCACTCACCAAAAGAGCACGCCCTGCCGAAAGAGCACGCCCTGCCGAAGGAGCACCGCTCGCCGAAGGAGCACCACTCGCCGAATATTTGTATATCACTGTAATCCCCCGAGGGGCATTGTTTGATTCCGTCGATCACCTCGAAGGCGTCGAAATCCGCTTGTGTGTATTTTTTCATTTTCGTTAATCTATTAAATTCAATTCGATGATTCCGTCTATTTTACAATCCTCGATCCCGATACACTCCAACAGAGCCGGGATGCGTACAAGAGGTTTGGCCGGGTTGAAGTCGTAGCGGCCCGAAATCCGACCGTTGAGAGAGCTGATGATCCTACACAGCGACAGCACGATGTTGTAAGACCTTTGAGGAGCCTCCAACAGGATACAGCCGCTGATGGTCCGATACGCCTCGTCCGTCTTGTCGTTGTACTGCCGGGCGGCCCGGTCGTCGATCTTGCGAAGCATCGACCATGCGATGCCGTGAGCCTGCGTGACCAAAGTCTGGGCCTGCGTATAACGGCGTTTGGTTTCATGGTGGAACAAGCCGGATGCCGTGAGTTCGGACTCAAGGTCGAGCATCGCGTAGTTCAAGCAGCCGACCAGCGTAAGCATCCGCACCGCGAGCGGCACGTACCGCTCGTCTTCCGGCCGAGGACCCCGCGCGAGCAAGCGAGTGTTCATCCAGGCCGTATGTTTAATCAACATTGCCTGGCGGTAAGAAAGGTTGGTCATATAATCAATGCGTTTTACCCATAGTGAACCACTCGGCAGAATGAAGCCAGTGATAAAATTGTCGTTTTGTCATTTATCCAAATAATTTTGAACTGCCGTTATAGCTTCATTCAGTGTGCGAACAAGTACATACTTGTTTCCAACCTGTTCAAAAGATTTCTGCCATTGTTTTTGTGCTGGGGTCTGACGACTTCCTTTTACTTGGGTCTTAAATTCCAGTCCCAGTACACCAAACCCATCTCGGGGAACAAGTAACAGTAAATCCGCCGCTCCAGCCGTCATCCCTTCAGCTTTCATGATGGCCGCCTCGGTTTTACTTCGCAATCCACCATTGGGCACGCTCGTCAAATTCAAAGCATACTCGGGGTATTGAAGCCGGAACCAACGTACAAAAGCGCGTTGGATGTTCGATTCAAGGTGTTTCATTTGCGTAAACTGTTTCCATTAAAAGCGACCCGATGGCATAGATACTTGATCCGGTCGTATATCCGATCTCCATATCGGTCCTTGATCGCTTCGCCTGTAAGGTTCGAAGATATGAACAGAAGCGTATCGGGCTTGTCCTGTGCCTTGTTGATGAGTTCTACGACCAGATTACGTCGTGTCCCGAACTCTACTCGGTCCACCTCCACGCCCATATCGTCCAGTGTGATAAACTTGCGTTTAATTACGTCGTCGATATTGACACTCTGTGACCCGCAGTCCACGACCGTTACGATCCGGTTGGCGAACTTGCGTAGCAACATCGGAATTGCGTAGCGGACCAACAGCGATTTCCCGCGTCCGCAGTTTCCGAACAGTAGTAACCCTTTTCCGTTGTTTGCCGACAGCCATTCCGCTACCTTGTCGTATTCCGGCAACCAGACAAACCGTTCGCCCATAGCTCCCAGAACTGCGGACATCGCAGTCACCAACTCTTCTTTCGCATTCGGAATACTGAAGGTGAAACGGGCGCAAGGCGTAGGATTACCTTCGATTTTCAACTGTTTCAGGATTTCATCGTAGTTCATTGTCAGAAGTCTTCATACGTTTGGCCCGGTTGGGCGTGATAGTCCGTTGCCGGATGGCGATTTGCCGAATTGTCCTGGTCATGTGGAGGGAACAGCCCCGAATAGTTGTTGGCGATCGAGAAGTCCACGATACGGCGAGCTTTGGCCGCATCGTTGCCCGAAAGCGTCAGCAGGCGTACATAGCAACGCTGTAATCCGAGCGGTCGATAGGTCTGTCCGCGTTCAGACTTGTAAGCAAGCCAATCCGCCATGATAGGCTGGAACGCAGGTTCGACAGCCGAGAGATCTATATTACGCCTGGATTTTTTCGGGAAAAAGTCGTTTAACCACGTTTGGAAATAAACATTTTTCGCAAATTGAGCGCTGCGTTGCAATTTAACATAATCTATAACCAGTCCCTCCGTCTTTTTGCAAAAGTCCTTGTAGTCATCGGTAAGCGACTTGCGCTTTCCCTTGAACTTATCCCACAACGTCACAAATTCAGTCGGAATATAATCTTCTTCCCCCTCGGGGGGATATAAGGGGGGATTATTTATATCTTCGACGTAAGGAGAAGATATAATACTTTTCTTTACTTCGCGGCAAAATTCCGGAGTATTCGGCGATTCTTCCGGAAGTTTGGCTGTTTCTTCCGGAAGAATGCGGCAAAATTCCGGTATTTCAAGATTCTTGCGTTTCGCTCGTATGCAAGTGTCAATATATCGCCTTTGGATGGCTGCCGACGTTATGATCCCACGAGAGAGCAGTTCTTTATTGAAAAGACCCACAACACCGCAGTACCGAACAATCTCCAAAACAACCGACTCCTTTAACCTGAGGTATTCAGCCACGTTGAAGGCAGTACTTTCGTCCCACGCAGCAAAACAGCCTTTTACCCGGTATATATTACATAGCAAGTAGTCGTAAACCGCAATACCGTCACAACCGAAAGCCTTAACAAGCCGCCTTATCCGAATATCCAAATATCTATCCGTATCGACGCTGTAATAGCTTAATCCGACCCTAATATTGGCCATATCATTGTATTATTTCGGTGGTTTATCAAACACTTCAATCATCTTCTTTATTTACAATTTTAAGCGTTCTTTCTCGTAACTTATCATAGTCCGAAGGTTGTCGCACTGATGCTTGCAAGATGCATTGATGCGGTCCAACCACTTTTCTAAAGCATTCAGCTCCGAAGCAGAACTGTTCACCAATTTTGTCGCCAACGATGGAGACAAACTGATAATCGTTTCTTTTTCATCGTGAAACAACCTGGCCACCGCAGCGTCACGCATTCCGACAACCTCACTCAACAATTCACCGCTGCGAGCGTAGTAAACACCCAGCTGGTCCAAACGCTCTATCATGGCTTCGATATTGGGATTATTCATACATTCAAGAGCCATCTGAATATTCCGAGCTTCCTTCCGTATTTGTTCGATTCTTTGCATGGCGTTTAATTATTTTTTTATACAGGATTCTACCCATACGGATAGCATTTAGTCCTCGGATAGTCGAGGCATCGCAAAACTCCAGGTCACGCAGAATACGTACTATTTGCCGAATCTCCCAAGACTTGATTTCATAACCGATCATGGGATTCCGAATATTAGAATGGAAGATCATCTACCCTATCTGCCAAAGGCATATCCGCGATATTCTCCACTGTAACCGGTGCCGAAGTGAAGTTTATGGCCTTACCCCGGCCGATATAAACACGAGGTGCTTTCGCCTCTCTCTCCTCTTTAGTCTGACGCATAAATACCGAATGGGTATTTTCGTAGGAATCCGGTTCCCGGAGCTGCGAAACGCATACGGCGATATACTTCTTGCCATTATTGGCAACTTTGATCTGGTCGCGGGGAATATCCGAAACGCAAATCGATACATTGATAAGTTGTGACATAGCTACGGTTGTTTTTTGAATGTTGTTTTGATACTCGTTTTACTACTTCGAACGGGCGGGTAAAGCATCTCACCCGTTTCGGGATCGGCAAGCCCGGAAACAGGCAGTTGTCGAAGCATTGTTTCTCGCTCTTTAATGTCAGCTTTCAAGGATTCAAGAGTTGCGTACATATCATATAACTTACTGTCACCGCAATCCGCATAATCGTATTTGACACCGACCTCGGCTTCTTCCAACCGGCAATCCCCGAATTGGTGCGATTTCCCGTATTGGGATAATTCGCGGAGTGTGATGTCCCGGATCTCTTCATTATCCTTGAACGCCTTGATTGCCGCTTCCATCCTGCTGATATTGATATGGGCCGTTATCGGGTCAATATCCCCGTTTACGACAGCCCTGACCGCCCGAGAGGTCAATTCACTGACCGAGGCCGTTTCACAGAGCAATAATGAATTATTTTCCATGCCGAGCCATCTTATAAGAATTGAACAAAGCCGCATAACGTTTAAGCACGTCAGTATCGGCGTCATAAGATTTCAGAAGACGTGCGGCAATATCGAAATCTGCCGCATAGCCTGAAGCGGTCCATAAGTCATAACCCCAATTAAGCAGACAATCGCACTTGATCGGATCGTCAAGCATATCTGTCGTAATCCGATGTTTTGCCCGGGGTGTATCGGGCCGGGCCGAAGCGAGAGGGTCCGGAGCAGCTGCCGCGCATTTTGCTGACATATTGCGCGATTTACCCTTGAATACATCGGCACCAATCCCGAGCCAGGACCCGATCTTTGTCAAAGCATCGGTTGTAGCCCCCTTGTGGGCATCACCCAAATCTGAGTTATCGTTACCTCCATAACATTCATAATAGATACCATATTCAGGTATCTCGAACGTTACCTTGACAACCACCATCTTATTGTTACGGGCAACCTGTTCGGAGCGGACACGCCAGCTACCTACTCCGAACACGTCATTCAGACGCTCGGTAACGTAGATCGCTTTGATCGTGGACAAGTAGTTCTTTGTCGGATGCGGCGATATTGCCTCTGAAGGCAGCGGCCGATCCAGTAATCTTTTCTGTTCTTCGGATATTTTACGCAGTTCCATATTTTCAATCTCTATCGGTTATCACTCGTGATGCGAACTTTTTAGAATCGCTATACCGCATCATATATTTGGTTTCCTTGCGTATCTCGGCAGTCGAGAGTTGCCTATTCCAAGAACCCGAGGCAACAATGTTTTGCGGGCGGTCGATTTCGTAAATCTCGATTCTCGTTTTCATGTCAGCTATTTTAACAGTTCATTCAGTTTCTCCGACACCCGGGGAACCTCCTCGTCCGTGGCCGTACACCAGGCGCTCGCTATGCTCGTTTCTTCCCGTATCGGGACGTCGATCCATTCCGTCATTCCCATCGAATGCACCGCATCCTGTCGCTCGGCTTCCACCGTATAGCGTCCTTGCACCGCAACGCCGTGATATTCTATCTGAAAGTCGAAAGATTCCATAGGACCCGAAAATGTCCTTCGGGTGATGTAATCGGCGATGCGTTTGGCGAAAGTCCGAATCTCCTGATCGGTCAGATGAATTGTCGTTTGCGGCCGGTTGAAACGGGTGCTCTCGAAGAAGTAATACTCTTCCGAGGGTTCTTTCCGAGTGGACGGCGGCATTTGAGCCGTGTCGGTGACGTAGTAGGAAGTATTCATCGCTGTTCGAAAATTTCATTCAACAGATAGCGGGTGATCCGCATACGCCGGGGACCGGACAGCGCCCAGCCGAACACCAGGCAAACAGGAACGGAAACTACTACGAGTGTAATTAAGTGTGCCATACTCTTACCGAATTTCGACCCGATAGACACGGGGTCGGTTTTGGAGTTTATATGCCCGGCGGCGGGACTTGTCGATCATCCGGCGCACCTTGCTCTTGAGGCGGTACCACGCACGCCAGAGGCGGCCCGCAAGCGTGCCCCACAGACTTTTGACTGTGCTTTCGGAAAAGAAGGTTTGCATGTTGGTAAAGATTTACTTGTGGATGATATTTGCTGTTATTCTGCTGCTTCGACAAACTCGCCGCCTTTCAGTTGATAGAAAACATCCTCCTTGAGCGATTTCCCATCGATCTGTGCAGACCTTACGCACACTGGTTTCAGATCCTCGCCATATTCAGCGAGGGTAATCCAGCTACCTTTCTTTGCCTTTATTTTTGAATCTATACCTATGGCTGCTACAACAGCATTGTTACCTTCGCTTTCGATCTTTGCGCCGTAGCCCGAGGAGCCGATCTGTGCGCCGTAGCCCGAGGAGCCGATCTTTGTGTCGTCGCCCGAGGAGCCGATCTGTGCGAGGTCGCCCGAGGAGCCGATCTGTGCGCCGTAGCCCGAGGAGCCGATCTGTGCGAGGTCGCCCGAGGAGCCGATCTGTGCGCCGTAGCCCGAGGAGCCGATCTTTGCGCCGTCGCCCGAGGAGCCGATCTTTGCGCCGTAGCCCGAGGAGCCGATCTGTGCGCCGTAGCCCGAGGAGCCGATCTTTGTGTCGTCGCCCGAGGAGCCGATCTTTGCGCCGTAGCCCGAGGAGCCGATCTGTGCGCCGTAGCCCGAGGAGCCGATCTTTGCGCCGTCGCCCGAGGAGCCGATCTGTGCGAGGTCGCCCGAGGAGCCGATCTTTGCGCCGTAGCCCGAGGAGCCGATCTTTGTGTCGTCGCCCGAATTAACATTGTCGGTCGGACCCTCTTTGATGCACTTCTCGTAAATGAAATCTATACCAGCTTTAATGAATCCTTTGAAATCGAGTTTTGCCCCGATGTGAATCTTTGTCGTCGCCGTTTTATCCGAGTCGGAATGACATCGCCCCAAAGCTGTTACATGATGCACAGGGATGAACTTGCATTCATCATCCAGCATATCACGATAGCTAAGGACAGAGAACGGTGATTCGCAGAAATGAAAGCCTCGATTACAAACTTTCAACTCAACATCCTCTTCGTAAGTCTTGCCCTCCTCGAATTTGAAGCCCAGGCAGGTCATATCTGCATTGAACCCTTTAAATCCATCGATATGTTTTTCTTCGCCGAACTCTTGCGGAAGCACCACGTTATCGCCGAACGAGACGCTTTTGAATACTTCCACAATCTCTTCGACCGAGAATCCAGCGATGCCGCATCCGATCTTGGTTACATAGAAAACCTTATCGGTATTGTACCGTGTATAGTCTGCGAATCTCCGTACCGATCGCGTCAATTCCTCGGTAGACACCTTGTCCATCTGTTCATCGAGCGTAGGGATAGCGTAGGACTGGCCCTGTAAGCCCTCGCCGTGCCCCATGATCGCGCCGAACTTCTCGACCGCGACACGAGCTGCGCCGCCAACGTGGTTACCGGCCTTATTACTGCCGAATACAAAGACCTCGTTCTGTTTTAATTTGGAAATGTTCTCTGGGGTAAATACTTTGTTTGACATTGCACGTAAATTGTTTTGATTAAAATTTGCACCCTGTCGTCATCGAAGACCACGACTGAATCGCAGGGTATATCGCTACCGGCTCCCCGAATTGCTCCGGATCGTCGCCTGCTTTTTGGTATTGATCGGCCTAATATCCGCCCTTCTGCGCCAAGTCGCTCGCCGGGTTTTACATCCCTTCGGATGGTTCTCGTATTTCAATGAACCGCTTATTCGTTCCAGCCTTTCTGCCTTGCGGCCGGGGTTTATGGCAGGCTTTAGGACCCCTACGGCTTCCGTGCCGTCCTTTGCGCCCGCACCGGGACATTCAACCCGATACGGACTTTGAAAATCCGCGCCCGGAAATGGCAAACTCAACTAATCTCAACTCTTAACTTTACTCGAATGAAAGAACGTTGGGCGCGGATAGTGCTCGGTTGATCCACTACCAGGGCCGACCAGTACAGCATAGAAGTACATATTAGTCACTGGTTCGGTAGTAGCCTATCTGTCATTTTATTTGCAGTTAGCACTTTTGGCGATACGCGCAGCTGCAACGGCCCGTCTGTCCTCCGGCAAAGTCGTACGGGATTCGATCCAAGCAAGAAGCTCCTTTTTGGAAAACACCGTGCGGCGTCCAATTTTCTTAAATGGGATCTTTTTTAGAAAAACCCAATTATAAATCGTCGAACGGGTGGTCGGGATACCTTGCTCCGCAATAAACCGCACGGCTTCTTCAACCGACAAATTGTCGATTTCTACCGGTTCATTCTTACGCCTGAAATCGGCGAGCTTCGGCAGAATCGCCGCCACTTCGTCAGCGACAATAGAGCGCAATTCTGCGGGAGTGGTAATAATAATTGGCTCGTTCATAATGCTTTATATTGATTAGGGAGTGCGGCCAGATTCGAACTGGCAAACATTCCACGTCTGGAATGCCTTTCAATCGGTTAGCTTCTGTTTGAACATCTGCGCTCTTCAGGGTGTACTGTCCATTAAGCGCATCGTGAGTACACTTGGTCTTTACCACTAATCGATTCGTAATACCATTCTACCACGCACTCTTTGTCGTTATTTGTCCTCCTTCTTCATTCGCAGCCGCTCAACGGCCACGCCCTTCAACTTGGCGATCCCTTCATAGCATAGTCTTTTTTAAGCCTCAATCCACCGGATTTTAGTCCCATTGTAGCCACCCCGCTCTCGCGCCATACGACGGATACGATCGGGTTGCTCTCCAACTGTGGGATTCGTCAAATTCAAGGCATTATATACCGTTTCGACCGTACATCCGACCTCGGCCGCAATCTCCTTCTTCACATCAGGAGGCAGAACAATCACTTTTATCGTCTTTTTTACCAGCATATTGTTTATTGAGTATTTTGATAATTCGTTCAATGTACACCCGCTATTCTTCGAGCAGGGCGGCCAGCCTGTCGGCCGATTCCATTACATCGTTCATTCTTCTAATTTTAGAAAAGCAGGATAAATAACTACTTTTGTTTTGCCCTTCGGGGCTGGTGGTCATCCCAAATGGGATGTTAAACTGACGCCATCAACATTTAACCCTTTACGCCATGAATAGAACCAATATTCATCGGCCGAAGGTGATGTTTATTCGTGCCTATACCCGCGTTAGGTTCGGACGCCGCGAAAATGTGCGACAACACTACCGTTCGTTGCCCTTCCGGTTGTAACCCACGAGGGCGGAGGGGCGGGACTGGGACGCTGCGGCGTCCCTTTTTCGTCCTTTATCCTGCTTGTTTTCCATAATCAATCGCCATAGTAGCGGCCCTGTTCGCCGTAATAATCGGTCGGCACTGTTACCGGCGTCCACGCCATACGAGCCGCTGCTATTGCGTGTGCATCCTCTGTGGCAAGGCTTCGTCCCTCAATGGTGGCATAGAGCATATTGCGTTTCTCATTTGCCCACGCCTTGCGAAGGGCTGCCGCAAACGTCTTGTACATCTTAACCTTGAACATGTACCAAGCATTGCGCATGATTTTAGGTAGGTTGTACTTGCTCGTTTTCATATATTATTTAGTATATTTGCGAATGTACCTTGTATTTCATCGTCGAAACGGTTGTTGTTTTGTTGTTCGATAATGCAAATATAGACAAATACATTGAAATATCAATATATAATC